AGAAAGATCATTTGCTTTGTTTGAATATTATTTGAGGGATTCAGTGGGAGAAGATCTTGTCCCATTGCATAAGATTGAGACTTGGATCAGAGAATTTGTATTATTTGGAAGAGATTCATCATTGATAGACATTCCAGAGTTTATAGATAATTTTATTTATTTTGATGATGGGGAAAAGAAGAACTCAGTCAAGAAAGAGTATGAACAAGTCTTGATGAAAACCAAACTTGATAAGAGTCTCAGAGAGAATATCAATATCTGGTCGGCTAGAGATTTGGATGATTCACCAGTACAGATCATTCAGTTCACAAATATGCTTGGACAAATGTCTGATGCTGATGTTGTTGAGTGGACAGAGGATTTATATCAAGATGATCAAGACAAATATGAAGTGTTTAAACTTTGGAAGTTCTTAAATAAAAGAATTGGGGAGTTCCAAGAATTAGAGCCCCCCTTTTAATTCTTAATATATAAACGATCCAACTACGATCAGAGAAGTCATTATGATCCCTAAAACTGAATAAAATTCTTTCCTAGAGACTTTATCATTCAACAGATCAGAAATCTTTTCATCCATCTGATCAAGTCGATCAAGTATCATCACGAGCATCTCTTTCTGTGTGAAGTCGTTATTTTTTGACATTGTAGTTCTTCACTACTGTCTTCAGCAAAGCCAAGACAGATGCAAGACCACCGACAAAAGCAGACTGCAAGAGATCATTGTCTCCACCAGTCATTGCTTGAGCTGTGATCATAGCCAAGAATGTTTCGAGAAATGTTGCCACGCAACGCTCCCCAAGATCTTTAAAATCAATATCTTTAAACATTTTCTTTCTCCTTAATGTTGATGGGAATATGCTTCGAGATAAGCAATTCGATCTCTTAAGTTATCGAACTCCCAGCTCTCAAGCTGATTATTCTCCAAAGTTGTTATCTTCTTCAATAAGTCTTGCCATTCCCATTTCATCAACTCATATGACTGAGAGTCTTGTGAGGGATTGTTGAGATCAGAGATATATCTGTTTTGAAAGTCATCAACTTTCCATTCCAGATCACTGAGTCTTTTGTCTAAGTTTTGAAATTCAGCATTGAGATAAACGATCTGATCTCTAAACTGATCAGCTTCATAGCTGATTTGTTCTAACTGATTGACTTTCTCATATAGTGTTGCAATATCATTTGAAACCATAGTTTCAGATCGAAGCTCTTCAAATCTGTATTCGATAGAGTTCATTCTTTCATCTATGTTGCTCAATGTGGTCAGAACAGCACCAAGACTTTGAATCCCAGCACCGATAGATCCCATCAGAGTGATTGCAGTCACTACAATTGCAAGATTATCTTTTATCTTTTGAAGCATTATCTGTCACCAGTGCAACAACCATTGCCACAGCAATCCATTATCCACCTACTTTGAACAGAATTTCACGAATGACTTCTTCGATGATTATTAAGTTTTGATTGAAACCAGATATGCTTTCTTGATAAGCATTGACTTGAGCTTTTAATGTTGCAACTTCTTGTTGCATATCATTAACTGTTTTAAATAACCAAGCCACTAATCCAGCGAGACCACCTTGCAATATTTGATTAAGATTGACTGTTGCTTTCATAATTTGTTTTGACTCCTTTAGTCGTTAGAGTCCAGAAGAATCCTCTCCAAGTGATCGTGTTATTGTCATAGACCACCAGCTCTGGATGAAATGTGTTTTTCTTTCGATCTACAACTAAAGTCACAAATCCTCCTTGCCAATCTGGATGTTTGGAATATCCCAAACCTTTTAGATCAGCAAGTGTGCCAGTTTCAATTGCAGAATATAAATTCATTTCCTCGCCAGTCCAACGAGTTTGATGTGTTATTGCAAGTCTGTGAGTATGTCCCATAATGATCGATCCATTGATTCTTTCAATAGATGACAAAGCACTCATTCCAGCTTGTTTTCTTAATGCAGATCCAGAGTGAGTTGCAAACAAACCTTTGACAACTTCATATTCACTATGAGGATAAACATCGGATGGTTTGTCCCAATAAGTCCATCCAAGATCATTAAATCTCATTAAATTAGCCAAATGAAGAACAGACTTCTCATCTTCACTGACATCAGCTCTCTTGATCCCAAACAATTGAGGAAGTTTATCGATCAGAGCTCTTCTAAGTCGAAGCTCGTGATTTCCCTCTAAGAAGATCAGTTCATCTTTCTTTGTTAGACCAGCTGAGTCTCTCAGATCTCTCAATGTTGAATATCCTAGATCAACTCCCTTTTGCACAGTAGAAGTGAAATCTGGATTCGTTGCAAACTTTGACAAGTTGGGGAAATCAATTAGATCCCCAATATAGATCAATCCATCTGGACTGACATCTTGCAAGAAATAGTGGGAGAGCTCAGTCAATTGCTTGTTTGCAAATGGAAGCTGTGAATCACCAAGCACAACGAGAAGCTCTGGTTTGCTTTTAGCTTTGAGAGTTGGTTGAGGACTGAAACCATTCCCACCCAGAGATTCTATTGACTTAATGAACTCTCCCAAAAATTTAGGTTTTTGCTTCAGAGTTGCTTTTGTCTGCTCCATTAATCTTTTGCCCCCATTAACATCTGGAGCTTCCCATTGATTAACAGTCAGACTTTGGATTTCCCATTGATCTGGATCAAATCCTCTTTCTTTAAGCATTGACCAGACTTCATTTATATCTGATGATCCAACTGGTAGAGTTGCAGTAGCTTTGCCATCTTTGACTTTGACAGCTACCTTTTCAGATTTGTCTGATCCTTTCACGACTTTATTCTCGTGATTATAATTTTTAAGAGATTTCTTTGGCACGATTGCTCAACCACATTCTGATTGTGTGTGTTTTGATCTTGATCTCAATAGGAGATTGATCAATCAACCACTTAGAAGCAACAGTTGGGGAGATGCCATCTTTGACACCTTGAATTGCTTCTTCAACTAACTCTTTCAATTCATCACGATCTAAAAATGATCTCTTTGGATTGTGATGTGCTGGATTATCCTCAGCATATTTTTTCAATGATACTTTTGCCACTGTTATCCTCTTTCCTCATTTCACAAGCACAGCTTTGATTGTGAAAATTAATTAATCGTATATTTTTGGTTGCACTTCCTACAAAAGAAGCCACCACCAATGTTCACTCGATCATTCTTTTGATCAAGATCCTCTTTTGGTTTGTGATCATAATCAATCACATTGATCCAAACTTCATCACCTTTGAGAAGAGCATCTCGGATCACCTTATATGTTCTCAAATAGTTATTTCGAGAAGCACCAACCCAGCCAAACTCTTTGATCTGATTGTTTGTTTGATTGTCACCGATAATGACACATCCACTGGAACTTTTCGCACTATTGCCACTATGGATCAAGACATATGTGTATTCTGCACCAGAATAACCTTTCACATCTTGAAGCTCCAGCATTCCTTTGTGATACTCATCACCATATCTTTTCAAATAACGAGAATGAAACCCACCAACTGCACGAAACTTGATCTGATAACGACCATCAGCAAATCTTGTGATGTGTTTGACTTTCTTTTCTCGATATGGATCTTCTACTGTATAAGCCAAAAAATCCTTTGATCCATCTTCATTGATCTTTGATAAGATCCCAGAAGTTGAATCTTTTGTTGAGCTAAATCTTAATAATTCGATTTCCATTATGCCTCCGAATACTCTATGTTGTTTTTAATATCTTTGAATAAAGACTTTGGTCTTCTTCTGTGGATCGTATTAAATAAAGATCCAGTTCCTCTTTGCATTGATGCCAAGTTTGTGTTTTCTCCAAGCCACATTTTTAAACTCTCTGGAGCTGTGAACTTATGAAGTCTCACACGATCAGAGAAGACAAGTTTCATATGTGGTTGATTCTTCTTGAATACTGCTTTTGTGTCATTCATTTTTTCAAAAGCATAAGCAGAAGACAAAGCTCTTGGAATTTGTCCAATATTCAACACTGCTTCAATATTTCTGACTTGATCTAGTTCAGAAGTAGTCTCTGAGCTTTGAAGTCCCATTAAGTACATTTGAAGATCTACTTCAGCCAGAAAAACATATGGGACAATATATTGAAACTGAGCTTTGCTTGGATCATACCAAGTCTCTTCTCCAGTGACATTGACTGTGTCAGCTGACCAGAGAAAGTTGTCTCTGACATCATTTGAATGAGCTTCAAATCCATCAAATAAATAACGATCACTCACTTGATCAAAAATCCAAGTTGGACTGATCTCAAGATGAAAAGGGGATTTTATAATTCTGATTCTTGAGTTGTAGTCTGCAACAACTGGGCAAGGAGCAAGAACAGTTTGCTTTTCTGGATCTCTATAAATTGCCGATGGAGTTGATATGTTTGGATGGAGTGTCCAATATACATCAATGGATTTATTTTTCCTCATAGTTCTCCCACCACTCTGGAAGTGAGGGGAGTTGGTTTGATGAAAGATGTGTTTGCACACCATCTGGATCAGCAACAGCATCATTAAAATTGTTTAATGTGTTTGTGATCCAATTGTCCATCTCTGTCCTCGTTCCGAAATAATACAATCCATTGTGAGCCACAACATTAATTGTGACTATCTGTTCACCGACTTCTTCTCCAGTTAGAACATTGATCCATTCTGGAACTGTCTCTTGAAATGAACATTCTTCAATTCTTATTGCTACCACTGGCAACTTTTGTTCACCTTGATAATCATCAGCTCTGTTATCGAGTATCGAATCAGAGTCATCAAATCCAAAATTGTGAAACCAATTTCTGTGATTCTCATCCTCTGGATTCATATATGCTGTTAATGGCATTAATATCCTCCTCCAGTTAGTGTTCCTCCAGATCCAGCAGAAGATCCAGATCCTCGACCAGATCCAGTTGATCCACCAGCAGATGTGATTGATCCAGAGTTTGTGAAAGTACCATTGCAAGTTGCAATTAGTATTCCACCACCAGATCCACCTCCACCTCCACCAGAGAGTCTTCCAGTTCCACCAGTTTGTCCACCTCTTCCAGCAGAAGAAAGAGATCCACCAGATGCAACTGTGAGATTTCCAGAAGCATAGATCACAAGTGATCCACCAGTTCCAGTGTGACCACCATATCCAGCTCTCGAATCAGATGGATTATAAGAGTTATTTGATCCACCAGATCCTCCACCATTTCCAGTTCCACCAGTTCCTCCAGCATCACCAGTCCAGTATGACCATTGAGTGTGTCCAGATGCTCCACCATTTCCACCTTGTCCAGCGTATGAAGTGGCGTTTCCACCACCTCCACCACCTCCTGAATAGTGGTTATAATATGCAACACCTCCAGATCCTCCTCCTCCAGATCCTCCAGAAGCTAAGTGTCCAACAGCACCAGATCTTGATCCTCCATAAGATCCAGATCCACCTTGACCACCACCTCCAACAGTTAGAGCTGAAGCAGTAGATGATCCATTTGTATGTGCTGAAGCTGATCCAGTCATTGATATGACAGTTGATCCAGCAACTTCATTTGCTGATGAGTTCACAGCTAAGTTGCTAAGACCACCAGATTTATATCTTCCCTTGTTATAAGTTGAGATTGATCCATTGACAGTGAGATCACCATCAACAAATATATAAAATCCTTGAGTTGTGCCAGATGTTGTCAGAGTGAATCCAGCAGAGATTGTCAGATCACCATTGATCCTAAGAAGAGCAAGTTTATCTCCAGAAGTTCCAATATTTCCAGCTCCGAATGTGTTGTTGCCATCATAGACAATAATGTTTGCATCGTATGTTGTGCCACCTACATTGATCCCATTTGACTCATAACCATTTCCAGTTGTGATGTCATAATTTGTATTGAATTGAGAAACTGGGATCTTCTTTAGATGCCAAAGCAGATCAGCTGAGACATTTGTCCCCTCATATTGTGCTTCGGCTAGTCCACCAATTAATCCAATTTTTGCAAAACCTATCGGCATTTAAAATCCTCCTAAGACATTTTTAATTGTGAGAAGACATAATAATTTGTCCCATCAAAGACAACTGTGACAATATCGATTGCACTTGCATCAGTTGTCAAAGTTAGTCCACCAGCTCCAACAGTTTTGAAAGCTGTTGAGTTTATCTGTGTGGCATTCATTAATCTTGATCCAGTTCCATCTTGTTTGAGGATCACTGTGATCGTTGTAGCTTTTCCAGATACTAAGTTGCTTATTGCCCAAGTTGTGACATTGTCATTGAGTGTTATATCAAAAACATTTCCATCTTGAACATCAAGAGTCAAAGTGTTTGATGTGAAAGAAGTTCCAGAATCAGATGTTGTTGCAACATCCTCTGCATAATCTTTTGCAACGAACTTTGTGATCTCTTTATCAGAGAAGTCTGTATCTCCTCTAATAGTTCCACCATCTACTGAGAAAGCTCCAGCTGTGAGTTGTGAATCTCCACCCATCCCAGCGTGGCTTGTGCAATAGACATAGAGTCTTTCTGGAGTATCAGCTTTGACTTCGATCTGTGTATAAGCTCCAGTTTGTCCAGCAGTTCCATTTGTTGTGACATTATCTGTGAACTCTGATCCAGATGCGTGAGTTCCATCTTTTGTAGTTGAGAATCTTAATGGATGTCCAGAGTTTGAAGCATTGCTTTGATCAAATCTGTATTTGAAGCCAGTAGTCAAGTTGATCACTTGATCTTGTGCTCCCTCAAAGAAATATTCGTTTTGTGATCCAGATCCATTATCTGCAACAGTGACAGCAATGTCAGTTCTGATTGCAGTCGTTCCAGCTGTGATGTTATCAAGTGCAGTTTGAGTTGCACTAGATATTGGAAGATCGTTCAATGTGATCTTCTTCTTTGCATTTGAATCAGTCACATCAGAGATCAACATTTCATCAGCTGTTTGTGGAGTGACTGAGCTTGATCCATTGATGTCCACTTCAAGAGTGACATCTCCAGAAGTAGCTCCTCCAGATAAACCAGATCCAGCATTTGTGATGATTGCAGTTATGTCTCCGAGTGCAACAATATCACTGATCAGAGCTTTCTTTGTGCTGTTGTCTGTGACATCGTGTAGAACTATATAATCCGAAGATGAAGCTGTGACAACAGACAAGTTGTTTGCATCCATCAACAATGTTGAAGTGAATGCTCCAGAAGTTGCAGTTGATCCACCAGACAAACCAGAGTTTGTTGCAGTTGTGATTGTGACAGCTGTGATGTCTGCTCCACCGAGCAGTGCTACCCAAGAAGTCGAGTCTGCATCATATCGATAATATGACTCTGTGTCTTGAGCAAAAGCAATCTGTCCATCCACAGCTGAAGTGATGTTGTTTTGGATTGCTGTTAGGTTAGCAAATGAATAAACTGCTGAATTGACTAGCTCTTGAAAGACAGTCGCATCAATCAGATCACCAGTTGCCCAATTTGATTTGTATGCCATTGAATAATTCTCCTAATATCTACCAAGCAAGGTTTGTTGATTGTCCAAGTTTTCCAGATCCTAAGATCCACGCACCAACTTCTGATCCAGCAGATGTGGACAAGCTATATGTCCAAGTCTGGTTTATAGCATTAATCTGCTGAGATATTTTCTCAATGTGAACATCAAATTCCATTGTTGTTGATGCTGGAGTTGGGATCTTGATTGTGATCTTATCTCCAAGCTCTCTGTTTAGAACTTGAGCCCATATGTTTGAATCGGCTATTGGATTAATAATTAATCCCTCGATCCTTGAAGTTGTCCCTTTGAAACTTGCAAGTCTTTGTTCAGCAATAGCGAGAGCATCTGAATCAGAGACATTCAATGTCCCAGTCAATGAGTTCTCTCTTGCACCGAACTCTGCAATTGATGAATCATTTGCAAGTCTTTGCTCTGATCCACCATCTCTTGTCACAGATACAATGTTCACGATCCTTGAGTCATCAAGTGTTGTGATCACATCTGAAAAGGGGAGTTCTCCAACTCCATTCCCAAAAGTTGCTTGAGAAGTGAATTGTTGTCCTCTTTTATAATTTCGATCTCTGAATACAACATCACCATCTGCTCCAATAAAGAACTGACCTTGTTCTGCTGTCTCGACATCTTTTAATGCAGTCAGCAAGTTTGTCTCTAAAGACACACCAGCTTTGACTTGTAGATCACCAGTTGAAATATCTCTCTGTGTAGAGCTCCAGCCAAAAGCATTGAGGAGTCTTGTGATCCTTGCTGATGACAATTCTTGTGCATCTACATAACCAAGTCGAGTTGATTGACCTATGTTAGAAAAACCACTTTGTCCAAGATTCCAACCTCTTGATCCGATTGTGTTTAGATTAAAGATCTTAAAAGCATCAACACAAACAATTCTGACACTTGAATCTGCACCTTGACCACCAAAGGATTCTGGATAGCTTTGTATAAATCCACGATATAGAACTTTCGTTGATCCAGAATAAGTTGCACTGATCTTGATCTGTTTGAAAGGTTTTATATTTGGATAATAAGCTGATGAAGTATTCAGTGGATTAAATCTGTCATCTATGTTGTTCACAAGTACAGTTGCAACACCAGTTTGAAATTCATCAAGATCGTGTTGTCTTCCTCTATCAATACTGATCTCACGAACATATGAAGATATATCAGTGAATGTTTGTGATGAGTCGAATGGATCTGATGCAAACCCTACTTCAACAGTCAAATCAATATCACTGTTGAATGCTACGCTCACAAAAGCACCTTCTTCCCTTGCTTCTGCAAACTGATCAAAGCATCTTGTGTCACAGTTTCAAATTTCTCGTGTCCAATGTTTAATGTTGTGAAAATCTTTATTGGTTGAGCAGATCCACCAGCTGATCCACCTCCAGATCCACCTCCACCTCCATCTCCATTTGATTCAGCAAAGGATGGAGCTTCGACAATTTCTGGATTTGCACCAGAGCTGTCTGGCACAGTGAAAGCATCTTCAGTCAATCCAGCATTCTTGAATGCGTTCTCAATCTCTGAAATCTTTCTACCAGTTAGCTTTGCAATCTCTTCAAGAGTTTGTTTAAAAGTTTCACCCTCAAATGATCCAAATGCTTTCTCTAATTCTTTAACAGCAAGAGCTTCAGTCAATAAACTTTCAGCAGAGACCTTTGTTGCTTCAGCAAGATCTTTCTTTGCTTGGATCTGTTCTTCACGAGCTTTCTTCTGATCCTCAATAGCTTCTTTGAGATCTTCTTCAGCTTTCTCGACTTTCTTTAAGAAATCGAAATGTATTTGATCAACTTCTGTTGCTTGAGAGGTAGCTTCAGCCAACTCTCTCTTTGCAATAATAAGTTCAAGCTCTTTCTCTCTTGATCCATCTTGTGCATCAGTTAGCTCATTGACAGCTTCTTGAAGTTTTAATATCTGGAGCTCTTCTTCTTCTGAAACTAGAGTCCCAATTTTCTGAGTCTTGGTTGCCATATCTTGCATCTTTGCAAGATGTTGTTGAGCTTTAGCAACACCAATGTTTGCTTCTTCTAGCTCACCAGTTGCTTCATCAAGTCTCTCTTG